ATGGCGCGCATCACACGCCCCCTCACTAACAACGAGATCCTTAAAGCTAAACCCCGAGAAAAAGATTTCACTCTGCATGATGGGGACGGCCTGTTCTTACTCGTGAAAACATCTGGTAAAAAGCTCTGGCGCTTCCGATACCAACGTCCGGTAAGTAATAGCCGAACTAATCTGAGTCTCGGCTCATACCCTGCCATTACACTCGCAGCTGCTCGCCAGTTACGCGACCAACATTTGGCTACACTCGCGCTGGGGATGGATCCACAACAGCAGCAAGAGCAAGCATCAGAGCAACGTCAGATTGAGCTGGATAGCATTTTCTCAACTGTCGCCGCCAACTGGTTCAAAATGAAGAGCAAAAGCGTCACTGAGGACTATGCGAAAGATATTTGGCGTTCTCTAGATAAAGACGTATTCCCAGCAATAGGCGCGATACCTGTTCAGGAGATTAAGGCCAGAACGATAGTTGAAGCATTGGAACCAATCAAAGCACGCGGCGCATTAGAGACTGTTCGTCGCTTGGTCCAGCGCATTAACGAAATAATGATTTATGCAGTCAACACCGGCCTGATTGATGCTAACCCTGCATCAGGTGTTGGAATGGCATTTGAGAAACCCAAAAAGCAGAACATGCCCACGCTACGACCAGAAGAATTACCTAAGCTGATGCGTTCTTTGGTCATGTCAAACCTATCCGTTCCGACTCGTTGCCTTATTGAATGGCAGCTCCTGACCCTTGTGCGCCCTTCTGAGGCTTCCGGCACTCGATGGGAAGAGATCGATCTCGATGCCAAACTCTGGATGATTCCCGCCGAACGAATGAAGGCTAAGCGAGAACATATTGTCCCATTATCAGCACAAGCATTAGAATTACTTGATACAATGGAACCTATCAGTAAACATAGGGAGTATGTTTTCCCAAGCAGAAATGATCCTAAAAAAAATATGAATAGTCAGACGGCTAATGCGGCACTTAAACGCATAGGCTATGGTGGGAAACTGGTCGCTCACGGATTACGTTCTATAGCAAGTACGGCCATGAACGAACATGGTTGGAATGCTGATATCATTGAATCAGCTCTTGCGCATATTGATAAAAATGAAGTTCGTAGAGCATACAACAGGTCAACCTACTTGAGTCAACGGAGAGAGTTGATGAGTTGGTGGGCGGAAATAGTTAAACCAAGTAAGTAGATAAAATTATGAGCGACTTCGATAGAATTGAGGAATTAGCAGGAGAAGGGGTCTACTCAGGCGTAGAACTCGAAGACGAGATGTCTCAGGATGACAACTCCGACAAGGAGCCATTCGATACAGATTCAATTTCAATTACTCCTAAGACAGTAGCATTGGATACTGTCTTACGCCGTATAAAAAATAATACAATAAAACTAGCTCCAGATTTTCAGCGTAGTTATGTTTGGGATAAAAAAAGGAAAAGTCAGTTAATTGAATCAATGATGCTGAAGATTCCATTACCGATGTTTTATGTTTCTGAAGATAAAAATGGTGTATGGGAAGTTGTTGATGGATTGCAGCGCCTTACTACTATTAAAGATTTCATTTTAGGACCAGACTATGATGGTAAAGGATTTAAATTATCTGGATTAGAGTTCTGGAGCACTCCATATGATGGCTATGATTATTTTAATTTAGAGAAGAATGATGAAAATATAAAAATAATCAATAATATTATGGAGACTGAACTATCATTCATCATTATAAACCCTGAAACACCAGAAAAAGTTAAGAGAAATATTTTCAAGAGAATCAACACAGGTGGAATGCGGCTATCAAATCAAGAGATTAGACATGCGTTATATCAAGGGCGCGCCAGCATACTATTGAAATCCATGGTTGAAAATGATGTTTATAATGATGTTGTAGGTAGAACAGTCAAAGATGACAGAATGGCTGGTAGAGAGCTTATACTAAGGTATTTAGCTTTTACATTATTCGGCTACAATAATTATTATGGAGATATGGATGATTTTTTATCAAACACAATGAAAGCTTTAAATAATGAGAAAATTAAAGAACTTCCTTTAATTGATATACCTGAGGATGACGTTATCATTAACACATTCGAATTAGGTTTGCACCGAACATATGAGATTTTTGGAGAACATTCTTTTCGAAAATCGTTACCTGGAGATACCAGAAAAACACCCGTTAACAAATCTCTTTTCGAACTATGGTTGTACTTATTAACAAGAGCTAAAAAAGACTCATATGACGAAATCATCTTGAAAAAAGATATTTTACTGAATGAATATAAAGACCTTCTTCAAAATTATGAGTTTATGAATTCAATAAGCCGACATGGTGCTGGAGTACAAGGCGCTAAATTTCGTAAAGATTGTCTTTTGGACTTACTAAAGAGAGTAATCAATGCTTGATGAACTTGTTTTAAAATCATTTAAATCCTTTATCTATTCAAAGTTAGAACTTTCTAACATAACTGTACTCACTGGGCTAAATAGCAGTGGTAAAAGTTCAGTTCTACAAGCAATAAGAATGTGCAAATTAGTAGATAAAGACCACTCACCATATATTCAAGGATTTGGTGGGTTTACCGATCTCAAATCAAAATTGACCTCTCAACAAAAGCCTGTGCAGATTCTTCTTTCTAGTAAAGAAATGAAAAATTATCTATATCTATCACTAAGAGAAAATATAAACAAACACAGAACAAGAATAGATAGGTTTTCGGTAGAATATATCTCAGCTGATAGACATGGTCCATGCGTAACATTACCTATTATGCCTCAGGATATTGATGATATTACTGTTGGTGAAAAAGGTGAGTACTTTGCAGATTATTACTCAAAATTTGAAAGTGTTATAATACCTGAAAAACTTCGCCATGCTAATTCAACAGGAAATACGTTAAAGCATCAAATTAATCACTGGATGGGAGAAATATCACCTGGTGTTGATTTGAATTTCTCCGTTACGAAAGAGCAAGATATTTCCCATCTAGGGGTTAATGGTTTCAGAGCAACTAATACAGGGTTTGGAATAAGTTATTCACTCCCGATCGTGTTAAGTGCATTAGTAATGTCTTCAGAGGCTCCGCTAGATAGCTTCAAGCAGTCAAAAATGAAAGCATGGCATTCTAATAAAAATAAAATTTTAATAATAGAAAATCCTGAGGCGCATTTGCACCCAAAAGGCCAAACAGCTCTCGGATTATTGTTAGCTATAGCATCTTCTTGTGGTGTCCAGATAATTGTTGAAACACATAGTGACCATTTTATTGATGGCGTTCGATTAGCAGTCAAAAATGTAGGTGCTACACTGGCTCAAAAAAGTATCATTTATTATTTTACGCGTGAGAAAGATAAGGATACAAAAATAGAGAAAATCAGAATAAAAGAAGATGGGAAGCTCACAAGCTGGCCAGAAGGTTTCTTTGACCAAAGCACAATTAATTTATCTAAATTAGCAAAAAAATAAAAATGAATATAATCAACTACTTAGATGAAAGATGGGTGGTGGAGTTATGTGCTAATATTCAAGATAACTCCAAAGAACTTGAGTGTTTCTTAGAATTAGCCGAAGCTGTTAAGAAAAACTGCGGGCGTTCAAGCCTCTCTCTCACCTCAAATATATGGATAATTAAATGCGGTCACGATAATTTATGTGACATCTTATATGGCCCTTTAACTCAAGATCCTGATTTAAGGGATTACCTTTTAAGACTGGCAAGAATCATTGATGAAGCTGATAGTTATGAAATAGGCAAACCTGAAACTCACGCATATAACTCAGAAGCTCATGCGGCTTTACACCATAATAAGGCAGGAGGCCTTTTATATAAAGAAAATGAAGAATTACCTTGGTGGGATGATAGTTCCATGATATTAATTGACTGCCAAGACAAAATACTTTCTTTATTCCGAAAACTTCCTATTTACCACAATATGGGTCTAGACGAATTTGATAGTTATCTAGAGAAATGCTTTCCTAATATATATTTTCTCGATGATGCGAGAGATTTTTCTAAAACAGATATTAGCGAAAAAAACGACACAAAACTTTCGGTTATTATAAAGCATTTATCATATCTTAATGATCATGCACAATATGACTACCTTATAGATCCAGAACAGTTTGAGCAAAAAGCACTTTCTCATGGTGTAGAACTATCTAGAGAAAGCAGCAGTACAAAACGAAACCAAGATGCAGTTAAAGAAAGAACAAAAAAAATAAATGAGGAGGCTCTTTTCTTTGAATTACACACCAAACTCAGTAGAGAAAAAGGTAGAATCCATTTTCATATAGGCTCAAGCCTGAGCGAAAAAATAAATAAATTAAGTGAAGGTCGTCTAATAGTTGGCATTGTGTGCAAACACTTATCAACTTAATTAGTACCTCAATATTAAGCTGCCACTTTAATCACTCATGATAAGTGGCACCTATTCATTTCAATAAAATTCCCCCTAATAAAAATCAGCACTTTTTTTTCAAATAAATAAATCAGTAACAATATTCACATGTATAGCGGCAGAATAATTTTTTCTTAAATATCACACAATCTACATCGTGGGCCGATTTTAATGTAAGAGTACGTGTAAGGATCTAATTTGCAAAGATAGATTATTGCACGTACACATATAATTCGTTCTAAAATCTATGAGTTGCGATCATGACGCCAATAAGTATGCCTTCACGATGCGAGCCCCCCTCGTCCTGTAAGTATCCCACATCCCCCTACCTACCAATAACTTGTTGTCACTATTTATAGCTCTCTTGTTTGAATCTCAACAACAACAGTAAAAAATATGCACATTACTGCTGGCGCGCAATGCTCTCCCCGCCACGCCTGCCCGCTTAAGAGGTCGCTTTTAATGCAGGTGCATGAACCAACTCAAGCCGCGCCGGTACTGGTGTTGCGTGGGATAAAAAATACGGGGATTTGCATGCAAAACCATGCACCTTATGGATGCATGGTTTTTTTCGGGAAAAATAGCGGAATTTTCGGGGATTTTTTTGCGTGCTACCGTGCGGCCAGTTCTGCACGTCGGCGGGGGTAAATCAGGTTCTGTGCCGGGGTGAATTTCTCGCGATTATCATCCCGCGAAGCCGCATCAGGCCTGAATCCGATGGCCGTTAAAATATCGTTGTCCTGCACGGAATAATTAATTTTTTTACCTGCGGCCAGCCACACCGACAGGGCTTCACGCAGATAATCAACCGAGTGCTGCATGGCGCTCTGTTTTACTGCGGGAAGCTGTTCGTTATACCCCATCAGCTCAGGTGCCAGCGTGGCGGCCAGCTCCGCGCCGTGCTGCTGCATAAATTCATGGAGCCGGTTGCGGATACTGATGTGCTGCACTTCCTCATGTGAGCGGATATAGCGACCGGCGGCCTGATTAATCTCCCATTTTTTCACGTCGATATCGTCGCGCAAATCCTGCATTCTGCTCGGGATTTGTTCGTCACCGGCAAGGAGCTGTTCACGGTATTCCCGTTCAAGGTCTGCCAGTTCGGCTTTACGTTTCAGCCAGGTATTTTTGTTCGTCTGACAGGCCTCAAAGGCCTGCTGTATGGTCACAGTGGTCACGAGTCTCTCTCCTGATTAATGCCGGAACGGCGAACTGTAGCAGCCCTGCACCTTACGCGGCGGTGGTGGCGCCACCGGCGCGGGGTCGGTTTTCTCCGGGGCGGCACGTATCACACCGTCAACCGACTCGATGGTGCGGAAAGTGGCCGAACATTCGATATTGGTACACTGGTGATAACGCTGTTTGACGTTTTCCGACAGATAACGGCTGGTACGGACGTGCGCGGTCTTTTTGCAGAACGGACAGTGAAACATGATTCAGCCCTCTGCCTGTTCGTGGTCTTTTGCGGCCAGTTCAGCGGCAAGCTTCATCCGTCTGGCCGGGCTTCTTAACAGCGCCATATCAACCCCGGTTATGACCGGGCGATTCATGCCCGTTACGGACAGAACCGGCTCCTGCTCCATATCGAAATGATACAGGGCTGACTGCAGATTCAGGGCATCGCCCAGCTCGCGGGTCACGGTCGCACGCGGCGAGGTTTCTCCGCTCATTTCCAGCGACCGTATACGCAACAGAAAGGCACGTAACAGTGCGGGGCTGATACCGGCCAGCACTTTCTTCCATTCGCTGTTGGCGTAAGTGGTGAATGCTTTTTCGTGGGCGCTGATATAAGCCGTACCGGAGGAGCATGCGCCAAGCATGGCGAGGCCTTTGTCTTTCTCCAGCTCGGTAATCAGACCGGTGAACTCATCAGCCAGTTCTCGGCTGGCGATACGTTTACTGTGTTCAGCTTTCAGTTCAGGAGTGAGGTTGCCGCGCAGAGTTCGAAAGCGGCTGCGCCAGTCCTGTTCGGCCTGTGCACTTTCACTGAGCGCGGTCTGTCGTTCCTGCTCACAACGCTGAATGGAAGCCTCAATGTCGCTGAGTTTACCCATGCTGGCCGTGTGTGCGTCTTTTGCTTCGTTAAGTGCGGCCAGCGCACCGGCAATAAGTTGTTCCGCGCCTTCATCCTGTTTACTGATAACGGTCTGCATGGCTTTGATAATGAGTTCGGGTTTCATGTTCAGGCTCTCCGTGTGTTCAACCTGAAATGATTCTGACGCCTCCTGCACAACAACACGATTCATTGCCGTTGTCAGAGTGCTGGCACAAACAGACCTTAAAATCAGGCTGGCCAGAGAAAGGTCGCAGGAAAACCTTACTCACCGTTTGTTTTTTTACTTATAACTATTCACCACTGTTCACCTTAAATAAAAAGATAAGTAATACAGTAAGTTAAATGGTTAACAGTTGAAGGTCTGACTGTTCACCGTCTGTTCACCACTGTTCACCCTCCTGTTTTGCTCTGGTTATAGCATTTAGACTTTATTTTGATTAAAAATGAAAAATATATAACTAAAAGCAATAGAAATTGCTGCATTGTAATGCAGTGATTTGCATATGTTTGCCAGCGTTTGCCATTGTTTGCCAGAGCGAAAAGTCAATGTTTGTTTCCCCGAAAATCTCACATGACCTGAGGAAAAATATAGACATAATAAGGAGCTACCCGAAGCCGGACGGACACGACCGGCACTGTATGGACTTTGTGAGGTAGCCCGATGCACACTGCTTTTTCTTCCCCGTCTTCTGCCCCTGCCGCGCCGCTGATGCCGGTTTCTGATACCGTTCACGAGCGCTTTATCCGTCTGCCCGAAGTGATGCATCTGTGCGGCCTGTCCCGCTCGACCATTTACGACCTCATCAGCCGGGAAGCCTTCCCGAAACAAATCTCCCTCGGCGGAAAAAATGTGGCGTGGGCGCAGTCTGAAATCACTGCATGGATGGCGGATCGCATTGCCGAACGTAACCGGGGCTATGACGCATGATGATGACCATTCAGCAAACAGCCCCTTTTTCTGGCTTGCTTCTTTTCGCCGTTTCCAGGTATAGTTTTCCCGCTGTCGCAAAATCGGCAGCCGGGCGTAGGAACCCGAGTTACTCAATGGCGACACCGGACGCGCCATGCGTCTTTTTTTACGTCGTTGCTCAGGCACACCCATTTTTCGGGCTGTGGTGTTTACACCTTAGCCCCTGTCAGATAATGGTGATCCGGGCGGGGCAGCCTTCGGGCTGGCCGGTATTCATTGAGGCCGGTATTCCTACCCCCGTTCGGGTCACCACCCATGAGCGTAGGAACTCCGGTGGTGGCAATAACCGCTACTCAATGGAGGTTGCCACTATGGCTACGACCCTCACCCCGTCACACCCGCAATTTGTCTTTGTGTTTGCTGCTGTTCGTCGCGCAGACCGTACCCCTCGTATTTGTATGCTCCGCACCGTTGCCGGTGATGAGCACGCCGCACGCCTTTCTCTCGTTCGCGATTACGTTCTCTCGTTTGCTGGCCGTCTGCCGGTTGCGGAGGTTCGCGCATGAGACACACCACCATTACCGCCCGTGACCTCGAATGTCTGGAGCATATGCGCAATGTCGGCCAGCTCGTCAATGAGCTGATGCAGGTGCAGGACTGCGCCACCGTTCGTCGTGACCCGGCGCAGCAGTTACAGCTCACCTCCGTGATTTACCTCATGACCGCCCAGCTCGACGGCGTGGTCGAACGCTGCAATCAGCAGTGGCTGACCGGGGAGGGTAACGCATGAAACAGCCATTACCGCCCGTATTACGCGCCGCGCTGTATCGTCGCGCCGTGGCCTGTGCATGGCTGACCCTGTGCGAACGCCAGCACCGCTACCCGCACCTCACCCTCGACGCGCTGGAAAGCGCCATTGCCGCCGAGCTGGAGGGCTTTTACCTGCGCCAGCACGGCGAGGAAAAAGGTCGCCAGATTGCCTGTGCACTGCTGGAAGATTTAATGGAAGCCGGACCACTCAAAGCCGCGCCGTCGCTGTCCTTTTTCGGGCTGGCCGTGATGGATGAGCTTTGCGCCCGTCATATCACCGCACCGGCACTGCACTGAGGGAGAAAATAACTATGAAAATGAACGTAACGGAAACCGTAAAACAGGCGTGCGGTCACTGGCCGCGCATTCTCCCTGCGCTGGGTGTGAAGGTGATTAAAAACCGCCATCAGGCCTGTCCGGTGTGTGGCGGCTCTGACCGTTTCCGCTTTGACGATAAAGAAGGGCGCGGGACGTGGTTCTGCAATCAGTGTGGCGCAGGTGACGGGCTTAAGCTGGTAGAGAAAGTGTTTGGCGTGACCCCGTCAGAAGCTGCCGGGAAGGTGAACGCCGTGACCGGCAATCTGTCGCCGGTTGCCCCGGAAGTGATTGCGGCCGCAGAGGCTGAAACCGATGCCGATCGCAAAGCGGCGGCCGAGCTGGCCGCGAAACTGATGGAGAAAACCCGACCGGCCACCGGCAACGCCTACCTCACCCGCAAGGGCTTCCCCGCTCTGGAATGTCTGACGCTCACCGTCATGCATAAAACCGGCGGCGTGACGTTCCGCGCCGGGGATGTGGTTGTCCCGCTGTATGACGATACCGTCGCACTGGTTAACCTTCAGCTTATCAATGCTGACGGTCTCAAACGCACCCTGAAAGGCGGTCAGGTCAAAGGGGCATGTCATATCATCGAAGGGAAAAAACAGGCCGGAAAACGCCTGTGGATTGCAGAGGGTTATGCGACCGCACTCACCGTGCATCACCTGACCGGGGAAACCGTCATGGTGGCGCTGTCCTCCGTGAACCTCCTTTCTCTGGCGAGCCTTGCCCGTCAGAAATATCCGGCCTGTCAGATTGTGCTCGCTGCCGACCGTGACCTTAACGGCGACGGCCAGAGTAAAGCCGCTGCGGCCGCAGATGCCTGTGAGGGCATTGTTGCCCTGCCGCCGGTGTTCGGTGACTGGAATGATGCGTTTATACAGTACGGCGAGGAGGCCACGCGCAAGACTATTTATGACGCCATCCGGCCACCGGCGCAAAGCCCATTCGACACCATGAGCGAGGCGGAATTTACCGCCATGAGCGCCAGCGACAAGGCTTTGCGGGTGCATGAGCATTACGGTGAAGCGCTGGCGGTGGATGCGAACGGCCAGCTCCTGTCCCGCTATGAAAACGGCATCTGGAAAAATATCCCTGCCGCCACTTTTTCACGGAATGTGGCTGATTTATTCCAGCGCTTACGCGCCCCGTTCTCGTCCGGGAAAATTGCCTCGGTGGTGGAGACCCTGAAACTGATTATTCCGCAGCAGGATACACCGGCGCGCCGTCTGATTGGCTTTCGCAACGGGGTACTCGATACTCAAAGCGGCGTATTCAGCCCGCACCACAAATCGCACTGGCTGCGCACATTGTGCGATGTGGATTTCACCCCGCCGGTGGAGGGGGAAACGCTGGAGACGCACGCGCCGAACTTCTGGCGCTGGCTCGACCGTGCAGCCGGTAAAAATCCACAAAAACGCGACGTGATTCTGGCTGCGCTGTTTATGGTGCTGGCGAACCGTTACGACTGGCAGCTCTTTCTCGAAGTGACCGGTCCCGGCGGGAGTGGCAAAAGTATTCTGGCTGAAATCGCGACCCTGCTCGCCGGAGAGGATAACGCCACGTCAGCCGATATCGACACACTGGAAGACCCGCGCAAGCGTGCCTCCCTGATTGGCTTCTCGCTTATCCGTCTGCCTGACCAGGAAAAATGGAGCGGTGACGGCGCAGGACTCAAGGCCATCACCGGCGGCGATGCAGTTTCAGTTGACCCGAAATACCAGAATCCGTACTCAACGCATATTCCGGCGGTGATTCTGGCCGTGAACAATAACCCCATGCGCTTCACCGACCGCAGCGGCGGTGTGTCACGCCGCCGGGTGATTATTCACTTCCCGGAACAGATTGCCCCGGAGGAACGCGACCCGCAGCTCAGGGATAAAATTGCGCGCGAGCTGGCCGTCATTGTGCGCCAGCTTATGCAGAAATTCAGCGACCCGATGACCGCACGCGCACTGCTTCAGTCGCAGCAGAACTCCGACGAGGCGCTCAGCATTAAGCGCGATGCTGACCCGACATTTGATTTTTGCGGCTATCTGGAAATGCTCCCGCAGACCAACGGGATGTTTATGGGGAATGCCAGCATCATCCCGCGGAATTATCGTAAATATCTCTATCACGCGTATCTGGCCTATATGGAGGCCAACGGCTACAGAAACGTGCTCAGCCTGAAAATGTTCGGGCTGGGGCTGCCCATGATGCTGAAAGAGTACGGCCTGAATTATGAGAAGCGGCACACCAAGCAGGGGATACAGACCAATCTGTCGCTGAAAGAGGAAAGCTACGGCGACTGGCTGCCGAAGTGCGACGAACCCGCAGCAACATAACCTCACTCAGACCGGCAACAGCCGGTCTTTTCCTTTCTGGCCATTGCCACAGGGTGAACAATCCACTGTTCACCCTTCACCGTATATTCACCCTGTATCACCATGAAATTATTGATAAAAAACCAGAGGTGAACAGTGTGAACAGTAAAACCTGAAAAAACTTTTTATCACCCCTCACATCGCCTGAGCGGACGGTTCCAGAACGAGCACAAATCACAAAGGTGAAGAGTCGACTGTTCACTCTTCACCAACCGTTCACCACTTATCATTCTGATATTAAAAAGAAAAATAACGAGGTGAACAGTGTGAACAGTTAAATGCAAAAAAACTTTTTTTCAATGCTCATTGTTTAAGAAAAAAAGACCACATGAAAAAGGTGGCACATTTCTAAAGAGGGATCGTATTACTATGACATTTCATAATTGGTACACGTTTAGGTACACAACTGAAAGTTGAATACGGAAAAATCCTTTACATTTAATATATTAAGAAATTTATTCAGACTCCGCCAGCCCACCAATCATGATTGGACGGTGTAAGGACAACACCAACAAAAACAGGAAGTTAGCAGTCTCAGCAGGACACCGACCAGACGGTGAGGAGACAAAAAAGGATACGCAAAGGAGCCGCGGCTCTCGAGTGACACAAAAGCCCGCTTATGCGGGCTTTTTGTTTTTCCCTTAAGTTCCTAGCCGCTTATCTATAACTATGGAAAAATGTTAACCCTGACTGTATGTTAACAAAGGGATGTATATGTCGGTTTTTCATAACTGGCTGCTTGATATCGCAAGCGGGAATTACTTTATCTACATCAAACGCCTTTCTGCAAACGACACAGGCGCAACAGGTGGCCATCAGGTCGGACTTTATATCCCCTCAAATATCGTTGAAAAGCTTTTTCCATCTATCAATCATACTCGCGAACTGAACCCTTCAGTCTTCCTTACTGCGCATGTATCATCCCATGATTGCCCTGATACCCAAGCACGCGCAATTTATTACAACAACCGTTATTTTGGTAAGACCCGAAACGAAAAAAGAATTACGCGCTGGGGGAGAGGAAGTCCATTACAGAACCCTGAAAATACAGGAGCCCTCACAATTCTTGCTTTCAGGTTAAACGAACAGAACACTGACTGTTCCGAGGTAGATATATGGGTCTGCGTCAATCCCGATGAAGAGGATATCATCGAGTCTGCTATTGGCGAAATCATACCTGGAACCCTAATTTCCGGCCCTGCCGGACAAATTTTGGGCGGATTGTCTCTTCAGCAAACTCCAGTAAATCATAAATATGTTATTCCTGAAGACTGGAAGAAGCGTTTTCCTTCTGGAAACGAAATTATTCAATATGCTGCTGGCCATTATGCTAAAAACTCCAAGGATCCAGATGAGCAACTGATTGACCGTCGGCGTGTCGAGTATGATATTTTTCTACTCGTCGAGGAATTACATGTTCTTGATATTATTAAGAAAGGATTCGATTCTGTAGATGAGTTTATTGCATTAGCCAACTCTGTCAGTAATCGACGTAAATCAAGGGCAGGCAAATCACTTGAACTTCACCTAGAGAAGCTTTTTATCGAGCACGGACTACGGCATTTCTCCACTCAGGCAGTTACTGAAGGTAATAAAAAACCAGATTTCCTGTTTCCTTCAGCAGAGGCATATCATAACGTTGAATTTCCTGTAGAAAACTTACGTATGCTGGCAGTAAAGACCACCTGCAAAGATCGCTGGCGTCAGATACTGAATGAAGCAGATAAAATCCATCAGGTACATTTATTTACACTGCAAGAAGGTGTTTCTTCAGCACAATACCGAGAAATGAAAGATGCGGGTGTCAGACTCGTTGTACCATCAACTTTACATAAAAAATACCCAGAAGCAGTTAGAGAAGAATTAATAACGCTCGGAGCATTCATTACTGAGCTGATAGAGCTTTACGCTGAACTATCATAGGCTGACTCCCGGCTTAAAAGGCCGGGAGATGTTCTCAAGGCTGCCCAGTCTTACCAGCATCAGCAGAAACAGCTTTGAGGATATAGGGTTCCAGAAGTCTGGCAACAGCTTCAAATACTGGCACCACAACTGAGTTACCGAACTGCCGATATGACTGAGTATCTGAAACCGGAATACGGAATGGTTTCCCTCCAGGTTTTTCAAATCCCATAAGGCGTGCGCACTCTCGGGGAGTCAGCCTGCGTGGTCGACGAGCCTGATTACTCTCATTCATAAAGTCAGCCTCTCCCGTTGCCATATCCCAACCACGATCAATAAGAATTTCTGATCCGTCTTTGTGATATCTGGCAGAAAGTGTGCGTGCAATGCTTTCCTTATTCTCAGGATTGACCAACCCAAAGCCAAAACCATTCCCCTTGGCTGCATGCTTTTTGGCGTAGTTATAAAGGTACTCCCATAGTTTTGGCGTAAGTATATATTTACTGTCGACTACAGGCTCCAGCAATTCACCAAATGATGGGCGGTGTTCCGGATAAAAACGACTGATATCACGCAAGGTAAACCCCTTGTGAATATTCAGATCTCGTCTAAATCCGACCAGAACAATACGTTCACGATGCTGAGGCAAAAAATGCTTCCCATCGATAATCTTTGGATCGTTTTTTCCCATTTCTGCAGCATCGGCAACTTCGTAGCCCAGCTCGTCAAGGGTCTCCATAATGACTTTGAAAGTTTTACCCTTATCATGGCTCTTCAGATTTTTGACATTTTCCAGCACAAAAATTGCCGGTTTTTTTGCTCGTATAATACGTGCCACGTCAAAAAAAAGTGTTCCTTGTGCTTCACATTCAAAACCATGCGCACGACCAAGTGAGTTTTTCTTACTAACACCAGCAAGGCTAAATGGCTGGCACGGGAACCCCGCAAGAAGCACATCATGATCCGGCACATGCTCATCAATATATGCATAAGCATCCGTTTCCAATACATCGGTTTTATCACTCAGCGTGACTTCCCGAATATCGAGATTGAATTTATGCACCTGTTCATCGTTAAACCAGTTGGCCTTGTATGTACGCACAGCATCTTTATTCCATTCACTGGTAAAAACACACTGGCCTCCAATGGCCTCAAAACCTTTCCGTATCCCTCCAATTCCAGCAAATAAGTCAATGAAGCGGAAAGCATATTCCGGATGGTTTGCAGGTGGTTCTGGTAGCATCTTACGCAGAAGAGACTCTTCTACTGAAGTCAACGATTTTGGTAAACACTTGCCATTAATCCAGCGGTTAATGGTTTCACGGCTCCACTCATTTTTTCCGACTTTTCTCAGTAATTCAGCCACATACTTCTGATCATAGATTTCCAGCACTTTCTCGATAAGCTTTTTATCATTTTCCTGTCGCAGCTTTTCTTCCGCCTCGGCTTCCTTCAGCAGATGCTGTGCCAACACTTCAAATTCAGACATAATTCCTCCAAGGGGTCTAATGGGTGAAACTTTATCACTCATTCAACCCAGAAGGAAATGTTTTATCTGGATATTTAAACAGTGACTACAACGTAATCTAGCACTGGTGATGCTTTGTTAGGCATAGAGAATCATTCTATATACGACTAATGACAGAAAAACAGCAGACAAGTAGTTTGTTCATAAATTAACGCATACTATGTGTCTACGGTTTTCGAGACCGGTCCAATCATCAAACGAAACATAAAATTAGCTCACATTATGAGGAAAAGTATCTTTTTTGTACTATGTAAATTCAAAGGCTTAGCCTCATTTCTCCGATGGTTTTCTCAACACTACTGGTTGTGAGCCCTTGCAATGATCATTAATATACGTCTCACAAATAATTCTTCATAGATATTGCAAAATGGATATTACTGAGTTTCCTTCTGGAGTAATTGAACACCTTGGCTGGTATGTATACCGATTGATTGATCCGAGGGACGGAAGCACCTTCTATGTAGGGAAAGGCAAAGGTAACCGCGTATTTGCCCATATGCGCGGTGAAGTGGCAGCGACTGATGATGACGAGTTACTGAGCAACAAGCTAAAGCAAATTAGAGAAATAAGGTTAGCAGGACTTGAAGTTATCCATGTCATCCATCGACACGGAATGACTGATGAAAAGACGGCGTACGAAGTTGAAGCAGCACTTATTGATGCCTACCCTGGGTTAACGAATATCATGAATGGTGCTGGCAGCAATGAATTCGGCGCCGCGCATGTCAAAGAGTTGATAGCAACATATCAGCCCGAAACCATAACATTTCATCATAAAGCATTAATGATATCCGTTAACAGAAGTGCAAAGGATTCAGAGCTTTATGATGCGGTTCGATTTAGCTGGCGCATTAATGTCTCTCGCGCCAGCCAAGCAGAAATCATTCTTGCTACTGTAAGAGGGATCGTTCGAGGGGTTTTCATTGCTGATAAATGGCTCAAATCAACACGTGAAAATTTCCCTTCGTTGAAATACTGGGACGAGGATCCTGACTTTGAGGCAACACAAAGTTCGCGCTATGGTTTTGAAGGTCGAGAAGCCCCACCTGAAATAGCAAATCTTTATCTTGGAAAAAAAATACCAGATGAATTAAGAAAAAAAGGAGCTATGTCCCCGGTCCGTTACTCACCTAATTTTTGAGTCTTTAAGTGATAAGCATAAACCGCAGCACGTCATGCATACGTCGTGTCTGCGGTTTTTCTTTTTTGCTTACACGGTGTCTGGTTCTTCTGGCCACTCAATATCCGGTGCAGTTGATGTATCAACACGGTTCAGCAACACCCGATACTTTTTCCAGGCTTCCAGCAATGAGGTTTCTTCCTCCGTTGCGATTTCCAGATCTACAGCATCCTGAAGTGGCGCAATATGCTCACTGGCTACCTGCATCAGGCTGTTTTTTGTTTCTTCTGCCTCCCGGATCCGGAACAGTTTTTCTGCTTCCGTATCCTTCACCCAGGCTGTGCCGTTCCACTTCTGATATTCCCCTCCCGGCGACAACCAGGTAACATTTTCCGGTAACGGACCGAGTTCAGAAATAAATAACGCGTCGCCGGAAGCCACGTCATAAACCGTTTTACCCCGATGGTCTTCAACGAGATGCCACGATGCCTCATCACTGTTGAAAACAGCCACGAAGCCTGCCGGAATATCTGGTGGTGCAATATCGGTACTGTTTGCTGGCAGACCTGTATGAGGCGGAATATATGCGTCACCTTCACCAATAAATTCATTAGTTCCGGCCAGCAGATTATAAATTTTTATGGTCCGTGCTTGTTCACTCATTCTGAATGCCATTATGCAAGCCTCACAATATAGTTAAATGCGATGTTTTTGACGGTGTTTTCCGCGTTACCAGCAGCGTTAACGGTGATGGTGTGTCCATGTGAACCAATCGCAACGGAGTGCGTATGAGCACCAATACCGACAGTATGCGCGTGTGCACCTGCAGATGCTGCTGTGCCGGACAGTGAATGGCTATGATTACCATCTGTACTGGTATTCGCTAACCACCCCGTAGACATACCTACTGAGCCTTGTACACCCCAGGTATTTTGACCTGAGCTTGTATAACCATATTGATAAGTATCTTTAAAAACACTGGGGTTAAATCGACGGCCATCTCTATGGCTGTGATTACCAGCTGCATTCGTGCTGCCACTTAAACTATGGGTATGCGCACCAGTGTTATTCGTGGATTTAGTGCCGTAATCAAACGACGATGTGGTTTTCGTCCCCAAATCCGTACTGGATGCGCTGGCGCTGTGGGTGTGCGATTTAATACCGTCCTGTTCCTGAGACAAGCAGACCTCGCTGCTGCGCTGGCCTGTTCAGTGGCTTCGCCAGCCTTCGTTGTGGCTGTTGAAGCAGACGATGCGGCACTTTCTGCCGATTTTCCGGCGGCGGTGGCACTGGCTGAGGCCTGCCCGGCACTTGTTGACGCGGCACTGGCAGACGACGCAGCCGCTGTTTTTGAGCCTGCCGCAGCCGAGGCGCTCTGTCCCGCTGCCGTTTCAGAAGACCTGGCGTTTGTCTCAGACGTCTTTGCCGCCTTCGCGGAATTGCCTGCCGCCGTTGCCGAGGAAGCGGCACTACTGGCGCTTGATGATGCGTTCGTTTCTGATGATTTCGCTGCCTCTTTTGAGGCCGCCGCATCCCGGGCTGAGGTGGCTGCTTCTGACGCCTTCGTGGTCGCGGCGGATGCAGAAGTGGCTGCTGATTGTTGTGACGCTGCCGCATTCGTTTCTGACGTTTTCGCCGCAGCGGCACTGGTAGCTGCCGCGCTTTTTGAGGACTCTGCAGCGGCAGCACTTTTTGATGCTTCAGTGGCCTTTGTTGATGCCGTTCCTGCGCTGGAAGACGCTGACTGA